AGGATTGGTATCTTCAGCAATCCGCTCTGGGCGGGCCGACAATGAAGGAGATCCGAAGATGGAAGCCCAAGGGCAAGCGCAAGTTCACGATGAAAATCGTGGGCGCTGGTAAGGCCGGTGACCTCAAGCGGGATTTCAAAGCAATCGAGCTGTGACATCTGCTTGGAAGAGGAAATACCGTTGGGTGCGGACGTGGCCAGGCGAAACGGGCCTAAATGGTAAGCTTCATGAGGACTATGTCGGCTTTGACGGGAAAACGTATATCGGGAGGATCTATCTCGACCAGCAGACCCTGAAGGCCGGGAAGTGGCGCTGGGCAGGTGGAATGCCGGAGAAGTGCCGCATGATGATGATGCCGAATAGCGGATGGCTTCCGACGGCTGCCGAGGCGGCGAAACAGGTCGAGGACTATTGGGATGCTATGCTTGCAAACATCGGGATACACAAGAAATGAGCGATGAACGCACTGCCACTCACCCCGCTGCGCCGGTGCATTTCGAGCATTGGTGCGAGCATCCTGGCTGCAAAGAGTGGGGCGGGTTCGGCTTTGAGCGCGACAAGAGCAAAACGGATTGGTTTTGTTTCGAACATCGGCCGGCCCGCTACAGGGGTCTTACCTTTGGAGGAACCGACCAATAAATGCAAAAAAGCCCCGCCGCTCTGTTTGGGCCGCGAGGCTTGAGGTCCGCCATCGATTGTGCAGTGACAAGCTACCACAACCCATCGGTTGGGAAAAGCCAAAAATTACCTGGGCATTCTGGCAAGCAGTCTCGCGATAACGTGGGCCGCTGACGTCAGGCGGGAAACGCCACAACCTTCGAAGGTGAGGAATCGATCCCGCCCATCAGCATGCGGTATTCCGCCTCCGGCCTGCCATACGCGTCATGCGCGAACTCTTCGAGCGCCGCCCTATCTCGGACGATGACCCTCCCTCGTACGGAGCGGATCAAGCCATTTCCCTCAAGCACGTGAAGTGAACTGGTGACACTTGGCCGACGCACGGACAACATGATCGATATGTAGTCGTGAGTGAGCTCGATCTCGTCTCCGTCTATTCGATCGTGGCACATCAGAATCCAGCGCGCCAAGCGTTCGTCCACGTGGTGGACCGCATTTGACAAGCCGGTAAAGGAAACCTGGGTTGCAAGAGTCTGTGCATACCGCATCATGAGATTGGCGAGCGCCGGATTAGCATCCATCGCGGCTTCGAACAAAGCGATGCCGATACGGTGGCCGCGGCCGGAGACTTGCATGACGATCTCATGGCCTTGGGTTGACGGGCCGACAAGGGCCTGAACCGGCGCAAACCCGTCACGGCCAAACAAACCTGCCTCGACCTTGTTACCCTCCGGTGAGACCGCAATCACGGAGCCAATCCCAGACTCAGGAAAGTACACATGCTTGATCGGAGCGTCCAACCGGGCGAGTGAAAACGTCCTTGGGAGCTCCACGCGCTCCAGTCCGGCGAAGAACTGCAGATCTTCATCTGTCATCAGAGACAGGAGGCGGTTGTGAAGGGACGACTTATGTGGGGCGGGCATAGCTCTCTCCTCTATGGGGCAAGAGCGATGAATGTTCTCCTAGCCGTCCGCGCCCGAAGAAACTGCAAAACGATAATGTACTATAACCGCTGATAGTGGCCTCGATGTGTTCAGGCCCGGTTCAGAAACCGCTTTAACGGGAGCAGGCTTTCCAGGCGCGTTACCAGCCGATCGCTACCAGGATGAGGGCGAGTGTTTCTTGGTGGCCGAAGACGAGAACGGCCGTGAGCAAGGCGATCGCGACGAGCGCCGCGATCACAGCGCAGCTGAAGCGGAGCACGTCCGTCATCAGTCTTCTTCCTTGCGCTCGTAGTAGCGCATGAAGTCCGTGATCGCATTGAACGGATGCTTGCGCATCCCGCCGTACTTCGGAGCCATCGCTTTGCCGAATGGCTCAAGATCGATGGTTTCATCCCTCACGTGTTTGGCGAAAGCGAACCAGAATTTGGCAAATTGCTCCGGATCTTCAGCGAGAGCCTTCGCCAAGTCATCGGGACTGACATCAAGGTCAATACGGACGGTGGCCTTCACGCCTGCGCCTCCGCAACGCCTTCCTTCAGCAGCTCGTCGGGCTGAACCTCGTGGATCAGGAGATCCTGCCCGCTGTGGACGTAGAAGGTGTTCTCCCGGTTCTTCTCGACGCGATGGACCGTGCCGAGCTCGCCGGTTACGGGATTGACCGGCGTCACATCGACGGGCCAGCCATGGTTTGCTGCTACTTTGACTGTGGTGGTCATTTTCAGATCCTCAATGAAAAATGCCCGCCGGACGGATCCAGCGGGCGCCCTTGGGAGGGGATTATTACCGGCTTAGCAGCGCCGCCTGACGTCGATGAAACTGAGGCCGTGGGTGTCGTAGCTCTCGGCGTATTTCGGGGCAAAGCTGCCGAACGTTCGCGAACTGATCGGCCGCGTGTCGTCCGCCTGGGCGCGGTGAACGATGGCGATGTGCTGTTCGTGACCGACCGCATCGACGAGGAAGCCGACGTCGATCGGCGAGAGATACGCCGGCTCCATCACCGCATAAGGATTGATCTCGAGGCGGGCGACGGCGGACGCCGGCATGATGGTGAAGGCGAGTGTGCAGGCTAGGAAACCTAGACTGAGGCAGAGAATGCGGGGAAATCGGACCATGAACGTGCCTTTTGGATGGGTGGGGCGCCGTGGCAGTCACGCACTCGACTGCATCTGCTAATTCGCACACGGCGCCCCTTGCTCTCGGGGTGTTATGGGGCTCGACTGGTTGCGCTGGCAGGATTCGAACCTGCGACCTTCAGGTTATGAGCCTATCGAGCTACCGGGCTGCTCCACAGCGCTTCTCAGTCGTCATGGTCGAGGTGATGGGGTCGTAGCGCGTTTGTCAACGGGCGCTGCGTTCTTCCACCGCGTGACGCGGCGGGCTGAAAATCCGAGCACTAATGCGCTCGTAGTCTTGGGGAAATAGTTAGGCGCGACGCGAGGTCAAGTGCTGGGGAGCAGCGCCTTCTCGATGTGGCGTTCGCCGTCCCCCGTGAGAGGGACAAGCGTTATCTTCTGGTCCTTCGCGAACTCGAATCCGAGTTTCACGATACGCCCGCTCTTATGGCCGACGAACAGCCGGCCAACGCCCGGGATCTCGACCCACTGCCCTACTTTCACATCGAGGTGCAGCATCGGGCCTCACTGCGCCAGGTAGCGGTCGCGCGCGTCGGGCGACATCTTCGCCAGTTCGCGTTCGAACGATACCGAGTCCTTGGCAGCCAGCCGATCGAGGTGGGCGAACTCGCCGCCGTCGTCAGCATCGGTTATGTCGGCGGCCGGCACGGTGCCGAGGTTGGGAGGCATCTCGGGCCGGGCCTTGGCGTCGGGCTTTGCGGCTGCCGCTTTGCCGCCAGTCTTCTTGCCCGCATCCGCATCAGGCTTTGGGGTTGGCGTCTCGATGCCGAACGCCGCCTTCACCTGCTCGGCGATGTTCGCGTGCGCCTTGGCGAGGATCTTTGGATTGAGCGGGTTGACCGCTTCGACCTGAAGCTTGCGCACCTCGGCATCGAGCATGCTCGCTAGCACTGGCGACTTATACTGCTGATGCTGGCCGATGAAGCTGGAAACATCATCCTGCCAAGTCTCCAAGGCGGTCTCGCGCGCCACCTCGGCCTTGATCTGCTGCCGCTCAATCGTTCTGAACTCGGCGTCCAGCGGCTTGAGCTGCGCGCGAAGCTCTTCGGCGGTGAGCTCGCCCTCGTCGAACTTCTTCGCAATCTCGTCGCGCTTGCTGTCGATCGCCGCAAGCTTCTCGTCCAGATCGCCCGGGACGATCCATTTGGGCGCTCGCTCCTCTGGCTCCTGGGCGTCGGCAGCGTCGGCGGCCGGCGTCTCCTTCGCGGCGACCGCGGCTGCAGCTGCGGCGGCATCAGCTGCAGCTTTGGCCGTCGCGTCATCGGCAGCGCCGATGTCGTCGTCGCCGTCATCATCACCCTCGCCGTCATCACCGGCGTCGCCATCCTTATCGGTGCCGGCAGCATCGCCGCCGGCAGCGTCATCGTCACCAGCGTCGGCTTCATCGTCGCCGGCGTCTTCCTCCTCGAGGAGGCCTAGACGCTCCTCTTCGGTCAGCAATGCTAATTCTGCTTCACTAAATTTCGGGTCCATGGGGCTTCCTCGTTACTGTCCCAGCCCTGGCGAGGCTTGGGGATTTGCCTCCGGCGCGGGAGCCGCCGGTTGGGCTGGTTGCTGCTGCTGCGCCTGTGCCTGTTCCGCGGCGGCCTGTTGGGCCACTGCGGCAAGCGTCTCTTCCTGCTCGGTGCGGGACTGGTAGCCCGCCTCGTGCAGCATGTGGTCGGCCACGTCGGCGACGACGGGGATCGCTGCCACGGCTCCGGCTGCTTCGACTGCCGTTTTCTGGGTCTGCATGTTGACGTTGGAGATGCGGGCCATGAGCTCTTTCGCCTGCGCTTCGCTCTTGGCAGCGTCGGCAATCAGCTTCCGGAGCTCGGCCATTGCCGTCTCCATCTGCATCTTCTGCTGTGCCGCACTCACTTGCTGGCGCGCGATCTGCTCGGGGTCGTTCTCGTCCGCATCCGGATCCGTCATGCCGGTGACCTGGCGGATACGCTTCACCAGTTCGTCGCGCTGCGGGATGTCCATGCTCTCGACGACGAGATCGAGCGACACGAGGGCAACCTGCGGCGCGACCGGCGCCAGCTGGCCGATGAGCTCCATGAGCTCGGACACCTGCGCCTGGCGGACGCTGGCGCGCCAGTCCTCTTCGGTGATGACATAGTCCGCCTTGGTGCGAACGATGTCGTTGTCAGGCATGCCATCGTTGACCGTGACATACTCCGGCGCGCCGCGGCTGTTGGTGATGCGGAACTTCTTCTCCTCGGTCATGAACTGCTCCATGATCGAGAGCTTCTTTTCGCCGCGGATCTGGGATGCCAGGCGGTGATTGTCGAACAGGCCGGCGGTCGCCAACGCGCCTTGGCTCTGGCGGGCCTCGATAGCCTTGCCTGAAACCGCGTTCGTTGTGCGGCCGAGGTTCTCGTCCGTCACCCCTCCGACCTGCTGCACCATCTGGATGTCGCGCGACATCAGTTCGAGGTGGTACTGCGATAGCTCGCGGTCGCTGTCGATTTTGAGCTCATAGCCCTTCTTTTTGACGATCACCGCATCGGGGCGGGCCGCCTCTTCGACGAGATCATTGACGTCCTCGACCGCGCCTTCATCCATGATGATCTTGCTCGTCGACAGGATATGCAGGGCCTTGCTGGCGCGCTTGTTAATGTCGATCTGAATATCGCGGATGTTGCGCACCATGCCGTAAGGCATGCCATCACGGCCGCGACGCTTGTTCCAGATCGGTGTGAACGGGAAGCGGTTATGCCGGTATGGCGACGGCGACAGCCACAGCAGCCCGGCCGTGGTGAACAGCGCGACATACATGCGCATCATCGGCTTGCTGACGACTTCGGCTTCTTCGGCTTTCACCGAATCCTCATGCCCCGGGGAGAACTCGTCATAGATCTCGCCGGAGAACATCCCGCCCTTCAGCTTGTTGACCGTGACGGGCATCTTGAACCACATCTCGAAGATGCGCAGGCGTTGCCGCCTATAGCCGGTGACATGGTCGCTGACATGGCCGCTGTCGCCCCTGCCCTGGCTCTCGGCCTCGTGCTGATCCATGACTTCATCGCCATAGGCGTCGGTCATGGTGAAATTGTCGGCGTCATCTACCGAGCGCCGGAGCAGCGCCTTTCGTTTCGGGAAGATGGCGCATGCCACGTCGATATCGACCCATTTGGAGCGGAAGATGTAGCGAGCGTCTTCCAGATCGAGGCGGATGGCGGTGCTGTCCCACAGCATGTTCCGCCAGCTCTCGTACCGGCTGTAGATCGGCTCGCCTTCGTCGTCGCCCTGATAGCCGTCTTCCATCCATCCGATGCCGACCTTTGCGGCATCTTCGAACGCGCGGCTCACTTCGAACGGGTCGCGGTTGACGTCGGAGAGGTATTTCAGGAGCTCGCTCTTGCGCTGCGCCGGCTTTCCATCCTCCTTCCGGCGCGGGAGCACCTTGAAATCGGTGCGAGCGCGCTTTTCGGAGCCGACAACCCAATCGATCGTGGTGGCGGTGACGTTGAAGACAAGCGGGATCTGGCCGCGCTCCTTCAGGGTCTGCGCATCCTCCTCGGTCCACTGGATGCTGTCGTACATGTCCTCGTCGATCGCCTGCTCGCGGCGATTGGGCGCCTGGCGGTCGATTTCGCGGGTGGCGACGTCAAGGAGACGGTGGTGCAGCCGCACCATGTTGTTGCTGTCGAGCGAGTTGCCGGCAACCTGACGCGCCGGTACCGGCTTATCCGGTATCGGTGACTTGTATGGCTTCTTGCGAACAGAGCCGTCGTCAGCGTTGAGGTCAAACATCCCTTATCTCCGTTTCGACAGTTCGCCCGTGGGTGTGGTCGAAGAGGGTTGCCTCGGCCACGACGGGTTTCCGGTCGCCCTGGTACGGTGGGATGTGGAGAAGATCGCCGAGCATGTCGTTGATGAACATCGCTAGTCGGATGACGT